GTTGGATGGTTCGTTCTTGGTGCCAAAAACGCCTTCAATATGAAACTCTTGAGGACAAATTCTACCAGGTGCTACATGCTGACAAAATCTTGATGTTGCTATTTTATTTGAATCAACAGAAGATGCACTATTTATAACACTGAAATGTTTTCCATTTGGAACATAAAAGAAAAGAGATCTACTGATACCATCCCCAATACCCATAAAGTTAAAAGGAGCATCATTTACTCCAGCAACAATGTTACCAATTCCAATATAAATATCACCTTCATTAACATCGCTTGATCCTGTTGCTGCCAATAAAAGCCTGTTGATATGCTTATAAGAGTTAACGGTTGTTACGCCGGTTTGTCCATTCGTGGCTAGAGCTTCAGATATCTCATCTCCATTATTATCTACACCTTCAATAAATATTAATGTAACACCAGATCCAGCTGCAATTGGGGACCGAATAGAAGCCATTGCACCTTCGTTCACTGTTCTTGATAATAAGTTCGACCTTAAGAAAAACAATAACAAGAATTCTACATCGCGTTATGGAGTAATAGCAAAGCCGGGAAATCAAGAAGCCAGCCTTTTGAGAAACATAACATTTGCCAGAACTTTCGAAATAACTTTATGCAGTATGTTTCAAAGCTCTTTGAGTAAAGATTCCGAGCAAGAAGCGATTGTCGACATTTTGGAAAGTGCCATGGAAGATATAATTCTTGACCTTTCTACTTCAAACCTGGGCTTAATAACATTGGTCCTGACTACTGAATATGAATCAAATGATCCAATTGAATTTGAAGAGGTGGAAAACCTAGCCGTTTTGCGCTTTAATATAGAAGTGAGATACAGAAAAGAAATAACTAACTGTTAAGGAGTATATTGTGACAATAGGTGTAAATAAGAAGAAGACCCTAGTAGCCGTGGTCGAGGAAGTTACTGAAGGTGTGGCCGTAGATCCCAGTGCCGGCGCAGAATTTATCCAAGTATTAGATGGGATTTCGAATGATCCTGCCAAGCAACTTGTTGAGAGAGCTGTAATAACTCCTCTTAAAGGAAAAATTCAACCAAGAACATCAATAAAAAGTTCTAGTGGTTCACTTCCAATTGAATGGAAACCATCAGGGACGGAAGGTGCTGCCGACCTTGAAACCGATATTTTATATCAATCTTTATTGGGTGGTAAAAGAGTAATTGCTGTAAGACCAGTTATTGAGGCGACAAGTACAGCTTCAAACTTTTTAATTACTGGACATGGTTTAAGTGTCGGTGATTTTTTACACGTACTAGAGCCTGGTGCTCATCACCTTTGTTTTATTAAAGAGGTTGTTGATGTAGATAATTTTACAATCGTTCCCCCAATGCCATCGGCGCCAACAGCAACAACTCCGATAGCGAAAGCAACAACTTATTTTGCTGATGATAATGAACCATCATTCACAGAAACAATTTATTGGGGCGATGAGATAAAAGAACAAATTCCAGGTTCAAGAATTGCCTCAGCTCCATTTGAGGGCATAGTCACGGGTGAGACTCCCACAGTAGGAATGTCTACTCAAGGGTTAAGCTTTACAGAGGTTGATGGTTCGGCCCCCGTAACTCCCGCTTTTAATCCCGCGCTTCCCCCAATTGCTTTAGGTGTTATCGTTGCAATCGATGATGACTGTGTTGATATGGATGAATTAGGTTTCACAATTGAAAATACAATTGCAAATTTAACTTCGGTAAAATCCTTAAACGGAATTATCGCTGCAAGAATTTCTGAGCGAGCTGTTAGTGGTAGTTTAACTCCATACCTGGATGACACTAGTACTGTTAATTTTGATCGCTTTGACGATAATACAAACTTTAGTCTTGTTATTGCTCTTGGGAATCCATCGGCTGTTGCTGGTGAGTTTGAGCTTGGTGGTGTCATGGGAGCATTTATGCCTCAATGTATTTTCACAGCGCTTCCAAAAGCAGATAAGGATTTAATCTTGACGCAAGCTGGTGAGTTTCAAGCTCATACTGGCTCAACGGGTGATTTAGTAGAAGTATTCTTAGGTTTCGCATAAGCCCTCTTATGTGGATTACCTCTTGGCCCCTTGATTTACCATGTATCAAGGGGCTATTATAATTTTTCATTTAACGAGGGAAACAAATGACAATAATCTACAGAAAGAATGATCTAATTAATTTAAAGTTTGGCGATTTAGTTTTTGGTATCAAGCCATTAAGCTATATGGAAAGGGTTGAGATTCTTTCCACCTTATCAATGGATAACGGTAAATATATTGAAAATGCAGCCAAGGGAACTTTTCTTTGCATGAAATATGCAATTAGAAAGCTAACCGGGGCAAAATTAATTGATGGTTCAGATTACAAGCTTGAGTTTGATGCCGATGGAAATCTTTCAGACGAGTCAATTGATGACGTATTAAATTTTCAAGAAAATGAGATTCTTGGTCTTGCATTGGGGAACTTCTTAAAATGCGTTCCATCAAAATTAATTAATCCAAACGATGGTGAACCTCTTGAGGGTGTTGAAATAGTGCCTAGTGAGGGAGTGCCAAAAAAGTAATAAATTCCTTTGGTCTTTTGTGGGAGATTTTTAGGAATGAAATTATGAGAATGAATACTCTCTCTGAGTATGAAACATTGACCGTCACGGCCAGCATTTGGTCAATCTTTGATAAGCGGTGGAATTGTTACCACTGCATTAAAAGTAAAGATCATGAAAGAATTAAAAAGATTCAAGGATGTGAGTTTACCCCCAGGACATTTTACAAGATTGAGGGGTTTAAACTTAATCGGTGTCTCGGAAACTTCACATCAAGAGAAGTTTTAGGATTTTTCGAAATGTTCAAGCTTTACAGTAAAGGGATAATGCCTTTTGATGGTTGTATGTCCGACCAGCCTGCTAAATTAATTGATCTTTTCAATATGATCGACTTACTGCAAGCTGAAAAGCATGAAGAGAGAAGAAAAGCCCAAGAAATGGCAAGTAAAGCCAAGAGATAACGCCATGGGCTAACAAGTTAAATGGAAAAAATGGTTGTTTGAAAGTACACTATTGATAGGAGTATATTTATGGCCAACGATGTTACGATTGATATTGAAGTAGAAACCAAGTCTGCACAAAAATCTATAAAAAAATTAGAAAAGTCTTTCACTGATTTCTCAAAAAGCGCAAAATCAGGGACCGAAAATGCAACAAAAGCTTTTGATGTATTTAAAGGCGTTGTTGCTGCCCAAGCCGTCATTGGTGGACTTAAAGCTTTAGGATCAGCCGCCTTTGGTATAGGTGCCGGGTTTGTTAAATCAGCCGCTCAGATTGAGGGCCTAACTTCTCAACTAACAACATTAACTGGTTCGGCCACAGATGCGGCAAACATCTTAGTTGATTTACAGCAATTCGCCGCCAGTACTCCTTTTCAATTACCAGGACTAGCAGAAACAACTAAGAAACTTTTATCCTTTGGTTTTTCTCAAGAAGAAATTATTCCAAAATTAAAAGAACTTGGTGATGTTGCCGCCGGTTCAGGAGCCGACCTCGGAAACTTGGCCTTAATTTTTGGCCAGGTAAATGCAGCCGGTAAATTAACAGGTGAAAGATTGCTCCAGTTACAAGAGAGAGCGATTCCGATTGGTCCAGCTTTAGCGAAAACCATGGGTGTTGCCGAAACGGCCGTAAGAGATTTAGTCTCCGAAGGTAAAGTTAGTTTCGATATATTTGAAAAAGCCTTTGCGAGTTTAAGTGCAGAGGGTGGGCAGTTCTTTGAAGGAATGGTTAGGCAATCGAAAACATTTGATGGGGTTGTTTCAACACTTTCAGATAACATTGATCTTGTCTCGGCTGATATTGGTGAGGGATTACTTCCAGAAATTAAAGGTCTAGGGATTGCTTTTATTGGTTTAATTCAATCCAATAAACCTTTGATTGCTTCTTTTAAAGAGTTTGCAGCGACAGGGTTGACCGACTTTATTAACGGTGCCATTCAAGCAATTGTCCCTCTTGGGGATGCACTTATAATTGCCAATAATGCATTTAGAGGTCTTTTACAGATTGTAGATATTGTCCGGATAGCTTTTAATGAGCTTGCCGGAATCTTTATAGTTTCAATTCAAACAATTCTCGAAGGTGCAAGAGCTGTTAGTAACGCATTGGGGATTGATACAAGTGGGCTTGACAGTGCTATTGAAAGTTTTGAATTAATGAAGGAAGTCTCGAATGAGACTACCGAAGAATTAGTTAGTGATATTGTCGAAAGAAATAAAGCCCAGAAAAGCTTTGCAAAAAGCGTGAGCGATACTGCAAAAACCGTTCAGGATTCATTGCAATCAACAGTGGCAGCCGAGAGAGAGAAAACCAAAGTCGTTGTTGAAGAAACAACAAAAAGAAAAGCGGCTGTTGGGTTTGTTGAACCGACAGAACAAGAAGCAATCAATGCTCAAGTAATCGCTTTAGAGCAAGCAAAGTCCGATAAGCTTATTGAAGTAAAAGCCAATGAAATTTTCGCTCTACGTGAAATAGAGGCAGCCGAAGCGGCTAGAAAACTAGAAGAAAAAGAAATCAAACAAGAGCTTGATACCGGTGAAGCTGATGCAAGACTTGAAAACTTAGTCCTACGACTTGGGGAAGAAGAAGCCATAATGGCCGAAGCCGAAGCAAGGCGATTGGATAAAGAGGGTCTTGTATCTCAAGCGAGAAAGAAGCGTGACTCTGATGATTTAAAAGCAAAGAAAGCAGGCCTTAATAACTTACAAAAATTCGAACAAGCAATAGGACAGAAAAGAGTTTCCATTGCTTCTAATACGGCAAATCTTTTATCAACTGTTTTAGGTTCTGAAAATAAAGCTGCATTCTTAATCGCTCAAGGGGCAGCACTTGCTAAGGTAGCAATTGATAGAGGGGCAGCACTTTCGGCAGTGCCAGCTCAGACCTCTGCAATACCTTTTCCAGGAAACCTCGCGGCGGCTGCTAAAATGGCCACTGCTATTAATATAAATTCAGGATTACAAGCAGCGACAATCGCAGCAGCAACAATCAAAGGATTTCAAGGCGGTGGTATCGTTCCTGGAATACCAACTGATCAAGATAATCAGCTGGCCACAGTTGCAAGTGGGGAAGTTATTTTAAACCGTAGACAAACTGCCGAAACATTATTTCAAATCGCTAACGGTGGCGGCGGTGGTGGCGGTGGCGGTGGTATCGTTATCCAGATGGGTGAGAGCTTACTAGGACCAACGCAAGATCAAATCGATGGTTTAATAGATCAAATAAACGACAGAACAGAATTTGGGAATGCCCAAATAGCATAGGTGATATATGAATTTTATACCCAAGTTCGAATATGAGCATCCTACATTAGGGACTACGACAATCACTTTGGATTTACCACCAGAGGGTGACCCGTTAAAAGAAAAGAACAAAGTTAATGGAAAAGAAACTCGATCGGGCACTGGCCAAGATCAATTTCAGTTTAATTATGAAGACACTGAATTTCAATTGAAGCTTGTTTTTGTTACCAAGACAATTTTAGATCAATTGAGGCTAATGTATGATGTTCATGCAAAACTTGGAAAAACGTTTAAGTATTTTCAGTCAGAGGATGAGGTTGAATTTCTCGATGTTATATGGAGCAAAAAGGTTTTTAATCCAGTTCGTGTTATAGCTAGTGGTTCAGACTTTATTTATGATTTTACTTTTGATGTAAGGGTTAAAATAGCATGACATATTTAACCGAACTTTCAAATAAACAGTTTCAACAAAATATTATCGTTGAGATTGAGGGTGTTTTCTATGGTGGTAACGAACCTGACAGTGGCCTGACAATACTTGCGGAAAATCTGGGTCTTGTTAATTCTGTAAAGATCCCTCGAACATCAGTTGAGTTGAGACGGTCCAGAACTACTTTGGGTTCAATTAGCTTTCAGCTTTTGGATAAGAATGAAATCGTCTCAACTAATACCATGGGGGATGCATCCAATTGGCTTGAGAAAACTGTTAAAATTCACGCTGGTTTTATAACTGGAAGCTTTGATTTCTCTGAGTACATCTTATTATCGACAAACATTATAAGGAATTATTCAAAGGTTGCAAATTCTTATTCTTTTACGGCCGAAGCCCCTACCTCTTTATTGCTTGACCCCACTTTTCAGATATTTAGTGAGGTTTCAACTGCTATTAATGACACTGACACCAGTGTTGTTCTTGAGGATGCAACAGATTTTCCAACATCGGGCGCTATAAGAATTAATGAGGAATATATTCTTTATTCTGGAAAGTCTGGCGATACATTAACAGGGTTATCTCGGGGCGACGAGTCAAGCACTGCGACCAATCATGATATTGGCGAGGAAGTTGTACTTATCACGGAAGTTGATGAAAACATCATTGATATACTTTTGAGGATAATACTAAGTGACGTGGGAGACATGTCAAACAGCTCGTTTGATACACTTACGACTGGTGGCCTTGGCGTTCCTCAAGCTCAAGTAGATATCACCTCATTCACTGATATAAGAGACTCGTCTTTTCCATCTGATGATTATAGATTTCTATTACAAAAAACTGAGAAAACATTAACCTTTTTTGAGGATGAAATTCTCCAAGCCACAAATACAAGATTGATCGTTAAGAACGGTTTAATCTCATTGGCCATATTGGATCAAATTACTTTAGGTGATGAGGTTGGGGAAGTTGATGAAACATCAATAGTTGGAAATCCTAAATGGAAAATCGGATCTAATAAAATAGTCAATGAGATTCGGATTAAGTGGAATTATTCATGGGGTTTAAATAAGTTTGGCCGTACTAATGTCTTTACGGATGCCGACTCTGTAACAAGATATGGATTAAAAAAGCCTTTAGAGTTAGAGTTTAGAGGCGTTATTTCTGCAAACAATGGTGCTGCTATTGTTACTAACAGGGGTGCTAGGCTTCTCGAAAGATTATCAACGGCCAGGCCAGATATTTCAATAACTGCCCATTTTTCAGAGTCTCAATTTGATGTTGCTGATGATATTAGGGTGACGCATAGATATATTCCGCAACAGGGTGGGACTTTAGGGTTTTCAGATCAATTGGAAATCTTATCAAAGTCGGTTGATTTTAATACTGGTATTGTCAGGTATGACCTACAGTTTACCAGCTTTAGTGGTTTAAGAATTGGTCTTATTGCACCATCTCCAAATATAGTATCTTTCACGGACCAAAAAACTATCACAGTCCCAGATGGATCTTGCTACAAGCCTGGTTATGTTTTGAGACTTTGGAGCGACACGTTAAACGATTATTTGCCCGATCCTCTAAATATAGTGGATACTGTAAATGGAAACATTTTAACAATGGTTAATGATTTTTCGACAACACTTTTGACAACTCAAAGATTGCGTTTTCCAATTTACGACAACGCAAACGAAGACCAGATAGCTAGGTTTGCATTTTCAGCGCCCAATACTGGCTTTTTTGATGATGGCACAAAAGCATACGAAATAATTTTTTAGGAGCTATATAAATGACACTTTTAAATCCAATAGACCCGAATAGCACAAAAGCAAAAGAACCAATTGACGAACTGTTGATGGATAAATCAATTAGGGAAAATCTAGTTGACCTTGCATCTCAAGTCGATGCTATCACTCCCGGTGGTGCTGGGGGGGAAGTTGACTCTGGAGTAGTAGGGAAAATTGTAGCCGGCGGTGAAACAAACGACGGTAGATATTGGCGCCGAAGATTTCACCCTAATGAAAGTATGCTTAACCCTGATTCATCTAATCCATCTGGTTTTGACCCCGAGGGCTTAAGTAAGCGAAATGAAATGCTTACATTTATGCAATCAAATGATCAAGGCTGGGGACTTTCATCTAATGATGAGTTTTATTTAGGAGAATTATTAACTATTGCGAAATCTTCAAAGATGTCTTTTAAAATAAAAAAAGGTGTTAACTATTTCGGCATAGGATTTTTCTCAACCACAACCCTGTCAGATAATGTAGAAATATTTATTGATGGCCAAACACCAACAGCACTTGGATTGATAGATGAGAATGGAATAGCTCAAAATGATTCTTTTTCAACTGTTAGCAGTACGGCCTTTAGAGGGAATGTAGAATTTTTCTACGGTCTAGATGGTGAAGAGCATATTATTGATGTTCTTAATAACGATTCCGGCTCAGACTCTGCTCAATTTGATTATATTGAAGTGGGTTTTAAAACCGTTGGCCCATCTATTGATGAAACCGTAACCATTAAAGCAGGTAAAGGTATAGCCAGGGGAACAGATGTTGACTTTGCTGAAGAAACATTGACATTTTCCCAAGGTAAAAACGGAAATACCGGTGCAATTGTAACGGATAGCCTAGGAGCTTTAACAGTTCTAAATGGTGAATCACCCGCTATGACTCAAGTGAAAGCAGAAGAAGCTATAGCATTTAGCTCAGCGGTTACAACCATACCTGTAAAGAATAGTTGGCATTTTCCAGATGATGGTATCTGCTTGCTTAGTACGCCATACGGATCACAAAGTTTATTTTCTTATGCAGGAAAAACAGAGTCATCAATCCAAGCTCATAGTTTTGATGACATGATATGGCAATCTCAACCAACAGAAGATTTTACACCAGAGAATGATTTTCTAGCTGGCGCAGGTCTTGCCACTGGTGCATTAAATATTAACTACTGGGGGACCGCTCCAATATTAGTTAGTGCTTCTAACAATAAAATAGATTTTCAAATCACTATAGCTGGCAGCACAACACTACACGCGGCCACTATAGCCAACGGTCGATACGCTGCCGATATTGTGCCTTTAGAAAATGCCATTCGATTAGCAATGCAAACGGCAAAACCTTTGAGTGGCGAATATCATGTTAAGTATTCAGCTGAAAAACAATTATGGACAATATATGTAGATGATTTTGAGGTCGAAGCCTTTACTCTTTTATGGAGCACTGGTGTAAATACCGCTAGCTCTATACATGGAACGTTAGGGTATACCACTACAGATCAAACAGGGTCATTGTCATATGTAGCAACAAGTGAAGTCCAGCATTTATCATGCCGTGTTCTAGAGAAAGATCCCGTTTATATGCACGCAGATGACCCAAGAATTAAATATATTCAAAGTTATTCTTCCCCCACTGCGACGGGTGAGGATGTAGATGAACGCCTAGGTTTCGGAGCAACACGCAGGCTTACAAATTCTAACGGCAATCTTTTAACGGTATTTGTTGATAATGATTGCAGCGGTATTCAATTAGATTTTATCGCTCGTAATGCATCTACTCAAATGACCGCCCAGATTGATGATGGTCCTTTGATTTATATTGTTAATACAAGTTCAGACGTAAATGGGGCTATCCGAGCACGAATTATGAGTTCTTTTTTAAGTTTCTCAAGAGGGTCAAGAAAAATAACAATTAGAAGTGAGTCAGAGTCACGATGGGAGATTGGTTCAACAGCCAATGAAATGATTTTCTTGGGGTGCCGTCAATATTTTACAAAACCAGCATATGAAAAATTATCATTAACGTCTGCTATTCTTAAGACATTTGATATTGCTGCCCCTAGTTTATATGCAACAGATTATGGTCATAATGGTGGGACACTTTATTCTCCCACAGCAACAGATAATATCAACACACTAACAGAAAACTCTGCTTTTTCTTCAAATGCTGATAGTACTGTTTTTAATTTACATACCAGGCTTACCACTACAGCTAATAATTATTTTGAAATTGATTTCACTCTAGTAGGTGACGGCGGTGGTATTCAGTTTGCTGGGTACATGGGAAGTGCAGAAGCCACTTTAGTTTCAATGTATATAAGCCAGTCTGCAATCGTTGAGGGTACTGATTTAATTTCTAATACATCCAGACTTTGGCAAACTACTTATAGAGATCAAAAAATGGAAGGGATCTTAGGGCTACCTGCCGGAACTTATAAAGTTAGATTAAAAATGAATGGAACAGGCAACTTTAGAAGTAACAGGATTACTGTAATAGATACCGTTGCTCCAGAGGAAAACAAAAACACAGTGACCGATATAACTGGAAGTGGGCAAAGTATAACTTATCCAATGAATGTTAAACGTGTTGCTTTTCAAAAAGACTCTGCTCAAAGAACCCCTGCGTGGCTAACTAGGAGTGGTTATAGCGAAGGTAAAACATCCCTATTAAATTATTCTGTAGGCAGTGCAAGTTACGTAAAC